ACGCTTTGGTCGGATAATCCGAACTATATGCCAATGCAAATTGAATTTGAGGACTATGCCAACGTCCGTATCTTCGGCGTTCCGGTAGGCTTCACCCGTATGTTCAAGCCGGAGCCGCTGGCGAAGGTGAAGAAGGGATTCAATTAAGGGGGTTATCTCCATGCTCTGCCGCAAATGCAACCGAGAAGCCCCGGAGGGCGCTGTCTACTGTCCGTTTTGCGGTCGCCCGCTCCAACCTAAGCGCAGTACCCACAAGCGCGGCAACGGCCTCGGAAGCGCTTATAAAAGAGGCAATTCCTGGGAATCCCGCATCGTCGTGCGCTATGATGTGGTGGAAGGCTCCGACCCGCCCCGCAAGCGCCCGGTCTGGCGGACCAAGGGCGGCTTCAAGACCAAGCGCGAAGCCCTCGAATACTGTCAGGTGCTCAAATCCGAATACAACAAGCCCAAGGGCCCCGCGCCCCAACTCATCGACTACTGGAAGACCTATTCCGAGAGCGAACTGAAGGAGATCGGCAAATCCAAGCAGAGCGCCTACCGCACCGCTTGGAACAAACTCAAAGACGCCCTGCAATACCGCCCAGTTGACCAGATCACCGTCGCCGAGCTCCGCAACGCCGTCTCTTCCGTCGCCTCCACTTATTACACGGCCAAGGATTGCCGCACGGTCCTCACCAAGCTCTTCGACCTCGCCGGCGCTGACGGCTGGTGCTCCAAGGACCTGCCATCCTACATCGTCCTTCCCAAACTGGAGGAAGCCGAGCGCATCCCATTCAACGACGACGAACAGCTCTCCCTCTGGAAACTCTACGAAGCGGGCGACATGCGGGCTGCCATCCCGCTGCTGATGATCTGCACCGGCATGATGCCCGGAGAAATCCAGGCCCTCAACGTCTCCCACATCGACCTTGAAGCCCACAAAATACGCCATGCCGGTATCAAAACCGAGTACCGCAAAAAGTCCGACATCTATCTCCCCGAAGACGTCCTCCCCGTCGTGGAGGACCTGATCGCCCATGCCCGTCCCAACGGCAACATCCTCGTCCGCAACGAGGACAAATTCTACGCCGACTATTACGCCGTCCTCGAAGCCGCCAAGTGCCGCCGCCTGGAGCCCTATTCCTGCCGCCACACCACCGCCACCCGCCTGGCCGTCAACGAGAACATCGCCCCCACCACCGTCCGCAGGATCATGCGCTGGAAGAACACCAAGATGCTCGACCGCTACGCCCACCCAGACGACTCCCACATTCTCGAAGCCGCCAACACCATCACCCGCGCAGACAAGAAAAAAGAGGCTGATGAAGATGCCAAACAATGAAATCCAGTCGATCATTCAACGCTTAGTTGAAGCGCTGTCCCCATTGAAAATATATCTATTCGGCTCATACGCATACGGAATCCCACAAGCAGACAGCGACTATGACCTTTTCATCATCATAGACGATGTCCATAAAGACTTATACAGTCAAACCGTTCGAGCATATCAAGCGATTCGCCATGCCCACTTACACCCAGTCGACATTATCATCCAAAACAGCAGCGCCTATGAAGCAAAAAAAGACGAACCACAAAATATAATTGAAAACGAAGTGTACAAAAAAGGAAAATTACTCTACGATGCAACCTGCCCGAGCATTTCCCAATAACATATGCGTTTACAACATGCTTACAACACAGAGCCCCAACCCCCCTGCAAATACGCGATTTCCGATTCCCCTGCTAAGGGAGTAGGGTGGGATAACTGCCGCGAGGGTTCAAATCCCTCCTTCTCCGCCAAAAGCCCGAAAATGCCGTAAATACAGCGTTTTCGGGCCTTTTACTTCATTAAGTCAATATTTAAAGATGGTCAGAAATTGTCTTAAATTGCATCTGGTTTACAACTCGGTTTACAACACATTTCAATATAATTCAGGGTACTCCCCATCCTCGGGGAGCACCCTGAAAAACCACAGCATCAGATATTCTTATTCCTCCCAAGCGTCAACTCATACGTCTTTATCGCCAACAGCGTGGGAATCACCGCGTTCGCCACAGCCAGCAGCGCTGTGTTCAAGCTCAGCCCGTCCCCGCTGAATACCGCGCTCGCCAGCATCAGCACCAGGCACACCACATACACCAGCAGCCTTGTCGGAATCTTCCATACCTTGTCCAGCGGCGCCTTGATGAGTTGCACGAACAGCAGCGCGAACGCAGTGCATCCGGCAATCGTACCCAGCGCCTGCCATGTAAACGGCTCCGTTGGGATTGTGCCGCCCCCGCTCTCCGCCACCTGCTCAATCGCGCCAACGCCCTGGGCCACGTCCGCGGCCACCTCGATGACCTCCGCCGCACACGCCGTCACCGCAAACACCGCCAGCATGGCCAAAATGGCCATCATTGCAAAAACAACTCGCTTCATCCTTCATACCTCCTTACTTCATCCCAAAGTGCCCCAGCAGGAACATCACGATCCCAGAAATCACCGCCGCGATAATGGCGTCCCATCGCTTCGCCGGCTTGCTCTTGATCTCGTCCACATCCTGCTTGACCCCATCCACTTTCTTCTCGGTGGATTGCAGCGCGACGCCTTGCTTCTCCAGCGCAATGGCGATCTTCTGCACGCTCACGGTCAATTCCTTGATTTCGTCCTGCTGCTTGAAGAGCGTCTTGATCTGCTCCTCCATGTGAGCCTGGGCCTCAATGATCTTCTGAAACTGCTCCTCGTTCATTGGTATCACCCACTTTCGCTTTTATTCTGCCTATGCATACTTCCGATATGACTGCTTAACCTCGGTCTTGTCCATCACCACATTGTCAAAAGCGGGTTGGAGCGCCCTCTCCCTTTTTGATCGGTCTGTATTGAGTTAAAGTGTAATTTACGCTTCATCCGGCTCGGGTTCCAGCTGGACAGTCGGCTCGTGGTGGATGAACTCCTTGTACCCCTCCACCACGTCAAGCTGCTCGTCGATGATGGAGACGTGGGCGGTGAGTACATCGGGCGCGTTCCAGAGCGTCTGGCACAGCCCGTGGAACTGTGTCTTTGCGTTCTCCAGCGCGGTGATGCCCTCGGCGTGGATGGAGTAATTGCCGTTGATGGCCTTGATGATCGCGTATTTCATGGATATGCCTCCTTATGTGTTCAGCGCGTTCAGCGCGTCGGCAAGGTTGGTCAGGATGCAGTTGGTTCCGGGAGTGATGGTGTCCCCTGCGGGGATGGTGGTCGTGCTTCGGTACAGGTTGCCGCCGACGATGAAATACTTGCCGCTGGCGATCTGAGCGTCGGCAATCATGTCATCGTCCGTAGGGGTGTTGATTTTCTGGATGTACAGCTTCGTGTCGGCGTTGTAGGTGACGGTGGTATCCCCCGTGTCCGCCCAAACGTTGTTGTCGCCCAGCAATATAGCTACGTCGGTGGGGGTGAGCTGGTAGGTCTGCGGGGTGGCGAGTTCGTAGACAACAGATATATTAGTTGATGCGCAAAACACAATGAAATCCGACGCGCTTGTAATTGATTTCGGTACTGAAATCCACATTCGTGCGCCTATTGTTCCTCCCCATATTTGCCATTCTTTATCTCCCACACCACCAGAAGAATTTGCTCGTGTTTCAAGAATATTTGCCAAAAATGTTCCGTTTAACTTACCAATTCTCTCATAGGGGTTCCACGCGATTCTGTTTCTGACAGCACTTGAGGTGGTAGATATTGAAAAATCCGTAGAAGATTCCGTTCCATCAAACGCCACAATCGCCCTGTCCACCGTCAGCAACCCCGTGGTCACGTCCAGCGTCCCGCCGTAGACCGTCCCGGCTTCGGATTGCCATGAGATGAGGTAGGACGTGCCAGAGTAGGCGTGATATTCGGTGTCAGTTGATGGATAATTTATGCTGATGTCGTGGTTGTAGGTTGTGCCGTAATCGGTGGCACAATAGAATTTGATATACTCCGCATTATTTGGCGGTGTAATCGTTGCGTTGTTACAGTTGGCGTTGCTGATGTAATTCTGTTCAGCATCATAGAAGAACGCAATCGCTTTAGATGGTGACATTCCTCTCATCGCCCCAATCAGAACATAGTACGATTGACCGCTCTTTACCTTTGAGAAGTTCTTTGAACGGATATTACTCGATGATGCTTCGGGTACGCCCGTGGAAACATTAATCTTTCCGACTTCCCACTCTTCATCCCATACGTTAAAACCCGTCCTCGTCACATTCGCCCCCGTCCACCCGCTGATTGGCCGCACGTTCGTCGGGCTGGGGTAGCCGCTGCCGGCCTGCACCGGCTCGATGCCAATGGTGACGTCCTTCGCGGGCGCGGCCATGCCGTCCGGGAAGGACGCAATCGCCCCGCTGGCGGTGTCTACTATGGCGCTGGCCTTGTCTGCCAGTTTCGCGGTCAGTTCTGCCTCGCCGACCTCGCCGGGGTCGCCCTTGGGGCCTTGCTCACCCTGCGGGCCCTGTTCCCCTCGCGGGCCTTGCGGCCCCTGTGGGCCAATCTCCCCCTGAATCCCCTGCGGGCCGGTAGCGCCTGTTTCCCCCTGCGGCCCCGTCTGCCCGGTCTCGCCGCGCTCGCCTTGCGGGCCTCGAATGTCCACCGGCTTCGGGTTAGGCAGGTCGCCGTTATTCGACCACATAATGACTCCCGCCGCGCTCACCGACGGGGTGTAGACTGCGCCGGGCTCGCCACGCGGGCCAGTCTCGCCTTGAATGCCCTGTTCGCCCTGTTCCCCGGCAGGTATGCCAAACTCCAGCGTCACGGCGCCCGTCTCCGGGTCAACGGTCTTTTCCACCGTCGCCTCGGAACCGGGGGCAAGGGTATCGGCTTCCACGGTCATGTCCAACACATTATTAGCGGTTTCCAGCGCCTCCGCAGCCATCTGCTGCACCTGCGCAACCCAACTCGGCGTAGGCTCTGAGGGGTCAACCTCGCTCGGCTGTGTCCCTCGCAGTATCATCTTGCTCCCGGCCCACACCGTAGGGATGACGATAGTTCCCGCGCTGTTACTGGCGTAGATGCCGATACGCAGGTAGCCGCCTGCCGTCGCCACCACCTCATGCGGCACGACGCAGGTATTGCCAATCAATGCCACGTCGATGCGCACGCCGCTGCCCTCGAATACGGCGATAGTCGACAGGCCGTTGAAGTCCTCGGACAGATTGAACGTGACCGGGATGCCTACGCTCCCCGATGTAATCAAATCGTCGGAAACATATCTGGCATCCCTTGCGTTTGCTGTTACTGTAATCATGCTTAATACCCCCGTTAATCTACCAGCCGGGAATATTTTCCGCTGACCCACGCATTCTGATTCTTGTACGCGATCAGGTGCCAGCCTTCGTCGCTGGTCTGTCCCTGATACTGGTACTTGTCGCCCCTGTGGGCCACGCCCAGCTTCTTCGAGTTGGTCTTGTTGGGTGCTGTGCGGATGTAGCAGTCGCCGCCGTAGATTTCCACCCAACGAGGTTCCTCCACGGGTTCGTCGTGGTCGTCCAACACTTCCTCCATCTTCGCGCGGGTCACCGCATCGTACACGCCGGTTTCAGGCAGCTTGTAGGCCCGCTGGAACGCCTCGACGGCCATCTCGGTACAGTCTCCGAACTCTCCGTCCGCGCCCCAGCTGCCACAGTCGAAGCCCAGGGAGATGAGGTTCTCCTGAAGTTGCTGCACATCCGGGCCTTCGTCGCCGTTCTTCAGGTCGCGGTCGCCGATGGGTTCCGGCTCCGGCTTGGGCGTCGGCTGGTCGTCGTAGGTGATCATGCTGTCGGGCAGGAATCCGTACTTCGTCCAAGGGCCGTCCTTGACCTTGCGCTTGACGCAATCGTAGTCAAACCCCCTGAACTCGATGGTATAGCCGCCGCCGATATAGACGCCGATGTGATTTGATTTCCAGACAACAAGGCCGGGGATGTCGGGGATGTCCTTGATAGGGCCAGTTTTCTTGCAGTAGGAGATCATGCCGTTGGCGCTCTTGTCCGGGCAGTTGTTGGACTTGTATACCGGGTCGGTGTCGTACTTCCCGCTCGTCCAGAAGAACGCCTTGATCATGCCCACGCAGTCCGCGCAGCGCCGCCCCTTCTCGATGTCCTTCATGTATCCGCTGGTTCGGTCAGACTCGTAATGTTCGGGATACTGGGCCTTCTTGCTCTTATACTTCTTTAGGGTGCACACGTTCCCGTATGTGCCATACCAATAGCACCAGTGGTTCTTGTGTGCATACATTTCCTCGCAGTACGCGGCCAGTTCCTTACCTGTAGGCAGCATCGTAAATTCACCTCCGTCTGTGTCGGTCGGTTCAGTTGGTTCAATCGGTTCAATCGCGCAGGTCGTGAAGTATTCCAGCGGCTTTGTCCCCATCAGAACATTCAGGTCCACATTCCCGCTGATACCCGGCAGCGTCCCCTTGGACGTGTACTGCCACATATCGCACGGCATTGGCGGCTTGTATTTCTCTCCGTATCCGGGAATCCAAATATAGTCAAAGTGACCATAATCAAACGCCCAATCGTTGTATTTCTCTTGCGCAACGTACAGAGCCACCCGGATTTCACCCGGCCCATGTTCCCGCGCCAGCCGTCTGAGTTCGTCCTCGAACACTCTGGCGATGGATGGAGCCTGATTGTCCTTGATGCCCCACTGAGATTCGCAGTCAAGCACCCAGAAAAGCGGCCACGTCGCCCCAGCCTTGACGGTATCGAAGAACAACTTCGCGTCGCGCTTCGCCTGTACCTCAGTGACGCAGTACAAGAAATGGTAACTGTGGAATGGAACACCATGAGATACCGCGCCCTCGACGTTGTAGGCGTAGTACGGGTCAGAACCATTCCCATACAGTCCGCTGGCCTTGATGATGCAGAACGCCAGATGTGGGGCCAGCCTGTCCCAGTTGATTTTGCCCTGATGCTTGCTGACATCTGCGATGAATCGGTCAAGGCGGTAACTCGCCAGCCAGTCGAACATCTGATACTTGTCGCTCACCCACGTGAACTGTATCGGATGCCCGTAGCCGGGTACAAGCGTCAGTTTTGTCTCGCCGCCCAGACCTTTGAGCCTGTTGTACATACTCTGAGCATATTTTTTATAATTATGCTCATTTTCCCCGGCGAAAAACCAAATCGGAATGTGGCTGATTTGTCCAATCTTGCTGCTGATGTCCTTGCACGGGGACAGGACAGAAGCAGCGGAGAAAAAGTCCGGGTATGCCAGCAGCATATCCAATGTTCCGTTCGCGCCCAAACTGTGCCCGGTAATGGACACCCGCTTCATGTCGCAGCCCTGTTCCTCGGCTACGTGGTCAATCAGAGCCTTTAGGCTGGCCTTGTAGTCGCCCCATGTGCCTTTAGGTAACTGAGGCATTAAAATGTACGCGTTGGGCGTACATTTGCCGTTGTTCAGGCTGATGTAAGGCTCCCGCTTTTTGAGTTTGGACAGGCTGCTCCCGATTTCCCCGCTGCCGTGGAGCACCACGGTCAGCGGGAAGTCGTCGCCGCTATCTGGGTGGTATAGTATGTATTTAAACTTGCCGAAAGATAGGTCGTTCAGCATATATCATCCCTCCGCGTGGTCGGTCATGCCTGCGCTTCAGCTTCGTCAGTCCTCCGGTCAAACACTCTTTTCTCGATTACGTATCCGTCATCACTAAAAATCATACCCGAATGATAAGGAATATTGCTGGTAGCAGCGGCGGCGCAAATCGTGTAATACTTTGCAAGGGCGGCATTCAGCTCGTCAAAATGATCATATAAAAGACCCCTTGAGCCATCGGTGCGAACCTGATTTTCGATTGTAGTATAAAATGTTGATTTAGTCATAAAATCGTCCTCCTTAATATTTTTATGCTGTCAGAGTCATACGTCGACATATGCAACATTGGTCGGCAGCGTATTTGTTGCCAACCGCTGAAAGGTGCCCATGGCGTCAGCTCATCACCGTGCCGTTATAGGCGTATACCGTGCCGGGTGTAATACTCGTGGATGAGACCGTCGCCGTAAATCCATAGCTTGCATTGCCACCAAGAACCATCAGATTAAAGTCGAAACGGTTGGTACCGTTTCTAAATACGGTTCCCAGTGTATGGACGCCCGTTTTACCTGTCAAGCTGTTGAATGGTATAGCGCCCAGGTAAATCGTAGCTGTTTCTCCACTCGGGATTTTCGACAATTCAGCGTATATGAGTTCTGGGCTGGAGGCGCTGTTGGTAAGCTTGATTTTCGTTGCCGCTCCGATATTCGCCGGGGTCAAGTTGACGTCGCCTGTTCGATAGCTACTTTCGGCGTCGCCCTTGACTTTTGTATTCGTAGCCCCGATCGCCAATCTAAACGCCAGGGGGTATGAAACATAATATGCTCCATTGCCATTGGCGTCAAATCCTACGCCAAGTTGGTTTGCGACGACAGAGGAACCGCTTGGTCTACGAGTGGCAATATATGTGTAAAAACTTTCACTCGTATTGTATATTCCAAACATCTGATGACGTACGAAACCAGACGAATCCAATATTTGTACGATAGATTTGGATATTGCAGCAGCAGGCGTTCCCGTGTAACTGCTATTGTTGGTCACTTGTAGATCGGTTTGTGCGGGATGCGCCCCGATGTTCGCCGGGGTAAGATTCACATTGCTATGGCGATAGTCGCTCTCTTTATCCCCCTTCACGCCGGTGACAAGGTTAGCCAAGGCAACAACCGCCGCCGCCAACTGTTGCGCCGTGATCTTCTTCGTCGGCTCCCCCGTCGCCTCCGCGTCCCATATGGGGATTTCGTCGTTTGCGGTCAATCCAGATGCCGCAAGCAGTTCGTGGATCGTCATCGCTAATTTACCTCGCTTTCATGTCAATTCTCATCATTCAGGGATATTCTCGCCTGCGTATTCCAGCAGCGCCTGAGCGTGGGATTTTGCAGACGAATCGGTAATCACCCGGTCGAAGCGCTTATTGTCGCTGATAATGCGTCCCGTCTGGTCGTCGATCTCGCTGTAGGTGGCGCTCATCCTCATGCCAACGGCGTCCTGAAATGCGGTTACACTGGTAATGATCTTCATGCTGCTTCACGTTCCTTTCTTATGTCGTCGATATGTTTCGCGGCGTCCTCGCCGTAGGTTTGCGTCGGTACGGTGAACTTCTCGTCGCTGCGTTCAAGTCTGAGCTGGTCGTAATCCCTCTGCTTGGCTTTGACCTCCCATCCGAATTTCATTCCTGGTGTGCCCTCTACGACAAAGCAAGCGCCATTTCTCTCCCGCACCCAGCAGTCGCCAGGGCCGTATTTTTGCAGGAATACCTGGTATTGGTCGGTCACAACGGTTTGCGCGAATACCGCGTCCAGGGTGATGTAGCACAGCCCGTCTTCGCCAATTACGGCCTCGCCGATGTCGCCGAACATCGGGGTCGGCGTCTCGTAGCAGTACAGAAAGCGCTTCCCGTATTCCTGCGTTGTTACCAGTCGCGGCTTTGTCCCGGAAACGGATAGACTTCCGGTGACGGACATGTTGCCACTGACGGACATGTCGCCACTGACAGTAAGAGTTGAATTTCCTTTGATCGAACCTTTGACTGTTACGTTGTCTGTAGTAATGTTCCAGAACTTTGCCATCACACCCTGATTTTTTTTATTTGAAAGGTGCATGACGGGAGCATACGAATAATCTTCATCTGCAGCTCTAAAAAACGCGCCTCGGTCAACCTCATAGTAACCATCGCTTGTGTGATTGGCTTCTATTTCAAGCGCAGGGTAATATCTTCCGTTGTATGAAGTTGAATCATTACGTTTGGCATAAACATACAAATGACCCGCTTTTACTCCGTTGTCTTTATTTACCTGAAAAACACATTTATTATTTGTAAAATTTCCGTAGTCAGACAGTTCATCTCCAACGATCAGATTCAAGGCTGCTCGAATATTGTTGGTCTCAATTTTTTGGGATAATCCATCCAGTTTTTGCTTGTCACTGGCGGACATCAAACCGGAAACGCTTGTGGAGGCATTCCGCACCCATTTCTTTGTGGGACTGATGACGCCCTGGGCATTTTGGCTGATGGTGTCTATGAACGCCACGGCATCGCCATTGGTGCCAGGAGCACTGACGGGGTTTTGAACCCCCTTGGCCCCGAGGTTTGCGAGTGTAATCCCAAGGTTGGTTCGAGCGTCAGCCGCGGTTGTCGCCCCTGTTCCACCGCTTGCAATGGCCAATGCATTGTGCAGCTTGAGTGGTTTATAGATATTTACAAGGTTCTTGGAAAGGTGCATTACATATTCCGGGTTATGGTCGTCTGCATCGACAATCTTAAAGAATACACCTCTTCCAGCGTCCCAACCCACATTACCCAGATGATTTCCTTCAATATTCAATACGGGATAAAATATCCCGTTGCCGCCTTGATCTTCATAATATTTCGCAAATACACGAAAATTGGTAGCCTTAACTTCACCCCCGTTGTTCACCTGGAACGGGCACTTATTACCGAACAGGCTGGACGTGTTTTCCGGCTTTATGCCTACAGACAAGTCGCCATACGGCCCGATATTAAGTCCATAGCTATCACTTTGGCGCAACGAAATCTCACCGGAGGTTATACTGATGCCGTTATTGTTCCACGTTCCAACAGTCTGATCTGATGCGTTCTTCACGGTCAGCGTTCCGTTGGCGTTGTTGCTACCGCCCAGCGTGATCGACGGTCCAACAATACTACCCTTGTTCAGCGTAAGGCCGCTGTTGTCCCACGAGCCGATGGTGTTGCCGCTGGCGTCCTTCACCGTCAGCACACCATTACCGTTGTTGCTCCCGCCCAGCGTCAACGTACCGCCAACAATCTTGTTCGCGGTGAACGTACCTTCTACGTTCGCCGCCTTGACCTTCAGATTCTGCGCCGTGACGTTCGTCGTGCTGATGGTGTTGTTGGTGATCGTCGTGACCTGCGTAGAGTTCTGGAACCCGCTGTCGTTGGTCAACTCACTGACCTTCGTAGGGATGTCGCTGTCTGTAGCAACGTCACTCGGCAACTGACCGATAACCAACGTGCCGTCAATGTTCGCCGCCTTGACGTGAAGATTCTCGCCGTCAATATACTCCGCCTTGACGATACCAGAGTTGATATAACTGGCGTTCAGGTACACCTTTCCGTCATACAGCAAAAGCCCCTGAACCTCGCCGCCATCCGTCAGGCGATTGAATATTCCCTCCTGATCCAACGATTGATCCAGTTCACGGGCGACTTGCGCGGCGCGTTCGATCATGTACGCCGTCTCGCTGTTCACGCTGCTGGGCTTGACGCGGCTGTTCGTCTCGGCGCTCTCGCCCTTGCTTTGAAGCACCGTAGTTCCGTTCAGGCCAAAGGTGACATTGGTCAAAGCGCTGGAATAACTGTTACCGTCCTTATCCTTGAAGGTCACAATGTCCATCGGCCACAGATAGGGCGCGTTGACAACAGAAGCAGTGAACGGTCGGTAAGTAAAGCCATTCAGCCTGTTATTTACATTGGGCAGGATGGTGGAAATCTTCGCCGCCGCCATATAATTTCCGGACAAGTCAAGCGTGTATTCGTCTGTGCCGGATACGATCTTGACGTTGTTGGCATTTGTATAGGACACGCCCGTTATGGTCACGCTGTTCTCGTGAAGATCGCTGTTATAACGGTTTTGCGTGGTGCTGATGTAACCAGTGGTATTGTTGTACCACGAAAAGCGCAGCGAACCTGTCCAGTCGATCCATGCGTTGGTCCCCATGATTCCCGCGCACCACTGGATGATGTTTCTGTACGTAATGGTCTGCTCTAACGCGGGCATTTGATCTATGACCAGGTTGGCGTTCGGGAAACTCGACAAACTCTGCGAGAATGGCACATCGCACAGCAGCGCAACACGCCTGATCAGGTTTGTCACGGAGGCCGGGAATTGAACGTCGCGCAAGAAATAGAGGACATTCCCCTGGCTGTCCGTCATCGTTTCGCCGCTGGCTGTCGTCCACGGCGTCAGCGAAGGCGGCACGGAGTCAAATCGCGTCATCCTGTCCAGCGCCGTGATGCTGATGGTGGTCATCCTTCGCGGCTGAATGTCCGGGGTGAAATATCCGCATGGCACCCATGTAATGGTCGGGTTCGCCTGTGTCCAGTCGGCAATACCGACCTCCACAAACAACTCGGTTCCCTCGAATATGATGCTGTCATATCGCCCGTCGATGTTTTCCAGCTTCATCGACATTTGCGCAGAAATCGCCGTCCCGATCTCCAGTTTTTCCCCGTTGCATGAATAGCGGTCGATTTCAAAACTGTCAATCAGCACATCGTCATCGGTGATGGAAATGGCTGTCCCGTTTTTGTCCGTACCGGTGATGCGCAGCACCTTGTTCTGCTCCGCCTCGAACAGCGCCTTCACTGCATTTGAAATCGGATACATCCACTTTCACCTCCTCACTGCTCAATGATATTGAAAGATACCGTCCATGCGTTGATGCGCACGTTGTACGCGCTGGCCCCCTGGTCGCCGCTGTAGAACGTCTTGGTCACATACCCATTCGCCAGCGGGTCGAGGCAATTCACGCTCACATACTCCGGCGCGAACGCCGACAATACCGCGTTCGCTGCGGAAATGTCCACGTTCTGCCACTCCAATTCCAGCTTGCGCTTGCGGGCGATGCGGTTTTTGTGCATCAGCCCGCTTTCGCATCGCCCCGCATCCGAATCGGATATGTCATTGATCGTCCAGTCGTACTTGGAGGGACAGGGTATCGCCACCCCGTCCACCGTCTTGATCGGGTTGTATCTCTGGTCAGGCATACTCTGTCACCTCCTGTCAGGTTCCCACCGACACGATGGTTGTCCCGGCCCTGCGGTTCATCCGCGTCTGCGCCCGGTTCATGCTGGCCGCCGTGACCTCCGCCGTAAATTCCTTCGCCGCGATTTGCCGCATCAGGGCCACCTTCTCCTTGTCGCGCTCGTTGCTGCCCGTCATGGCGTCGGTGAATGCGTCGTACATGGCGCGATACATCGTTTCGTAGTCAGCCTCGCTGTCCCCGGAAGGAACCGCGTTCTCTATGTACCCGCCGATCCGCACGCCAGTCATGGCGCTGCGAACCGCCGCGAACATCGTCTGCGCAAGCTGGCTCTGGTTCAGGATTTCAGTGCGGCCACCGATGTGTCCTACGATCTCCGGCCCAGCCTCGCCCGCGAGGAACAGCGTCCCGTGAGCGTCCCTTGTCCCTCCTGCGTAGTGAGGAATGTTGGAAAGCCTCTTGGCAATTCCGTTGCTGATGACACCACCGGAAGCGAAACTCCAAGACCCATTGGCCGTCACAACGCCACCGGCGGCGTTCTCCTGCACGGTTCTGACGTGATGGGTCGTGTAGATATCGCTTTCATAGCCTATCCATTGCTTCCATGAGTACACGCCATGATCTCCCCACTGTGTCGATACGCTGACGTGGAGTGTACTATAGATGTCGCTCGTATAGCCTATCCAGTCCTTCCATGAATAAGGCCATTGAGTGGATACGCTTACATGGAGGTCTGTGTCGATGTTGCTTTCGTAGCCTATCCAGTCCTTCCATGAAGATACTCTGGCATTTCCCCATTGGGTGGATAAGGTAATATAAATATTCGCGGTAAGATTGTTTATACCAAGATAGACAAGGATACCACTAATTAAAGACCATATAGGATTAATACCTACTGACACATCAGATTTTAAATCATTTATGCCAAGTGCTTCCTGAGGTGTTCCTGTCCATCCTTCATGAAGCCCAATCTCTACACCATAGCTTCCACCACCACCACCATGTCTGCCTCTACCTGCACCGCCGCCTGAAGTCTGTCCGCCTCCACCTAATGCGCCGCCAAAGTTATCGTCAAGATAGCTCGAAATATCTGTCCAACCGTCTTTTTCCAATACGACTTTGACGTTAGCGGTATATTCTCCAACGTACTTCGCCAATGTAGTCCAACCGGAACGCACCAGTTTCACATAGACGTTTGGCTCATACGTCCCGACGTACTTCGCCAATGTAGTCCAACCGGAACGTACCAGTTTTACATAGACGTTCGGCTCATATGTCCCAACATACTTCGCCAATGTAGTCCAACCGGAACGTACCAGTTTTACGTAGACGTTCGGCTCATATGTCCCAACATACTTCGCCAATGTAGTCCAACCGGAACGTACCAGTTTTACATAGACGTTCGGCTCATATGTCCCAACATACTTCGCCAACGTAGTCCAACCGGAACGTACCAGTTTTACGTAGACGTTCGGCTCATATGTCCCAACATACTTCGCCAACGTAGTCCATCCGGAACGTACCAGTTTCACATAGACATTCGGCTCATACGTCCCAACGTACTTCGCCAATGTAGTCCAACCGGAACGTACCAGTTTTACATAGACGTTTGGCTCATACGTCCCAACGTACTTCGCCAATGAACTCCACCCGGACTTATTGAGACTTACATCTACTGTAAGTTTTCTATCTTCCTTGCTCCATCCCATGACAATCGTGTTCCAGATTTCACCAGAGATATTCTTCAGTCTTTCGTTCATCCCGGTCTTGATGGCGTCACCCATCGTCGCACCGATCTCTTTGAGTTTCCTTATGGATTCCTTATCCGTAGTCCCCTCTGCGATGTCATCCGCGACGCTCGATCCGTTGGAAGCGTTTGCATATGCAGCGTTTGCTGTGACCTGCGCTGCGTTGGATGAAAGGCCTGAATCATCTTCGCCGCCGCCAAACAGACCAAGTAACCAATGCCATGCATCGACAAACGGTTTAAAGATGTGCTCTTTAATCCACCCGCCAATGCCTGATACGGCACCCGTAATGCCTTCCGTGATCACTCCCCAGATACCCGCACCGATCTCCTTCAGAGTATCCCAGGTCGTCTCAGCAGCATTCTTAAACTTCTTCCATGTCTTTTTAAACCACTTTGTAACATTATCCCAATTGACTGCAATTGAAGCGGCCAGCCCGCCTGCGCCCGCGACGATCAATCCCAGTCCAAGCGGTACATGTCCCGCAACAAGAGCAAGAATACCAAGCACCAACAGCGCCCCGCTGATAAGCGCTGTTACAATACCCAATGGCCCTTGAAGTTTTTCTTTTATGTAATCCCAATTCGCAGCAACCGTTACAGCGAGTCCAGCCGCGCCCGCGACGATCAATCCCAGTCCAAGCGGTACATGTCCCGCAACAAGAGCAAGAATACCAAGCACCAACAGCGCCCCGCTGATAAGCGCTGTTACAATACCCAATGGCCCTTGAAGTTTTTCTT